GACACTGCTTATTGCTTTGATTATTCTGTATTTCCCAATGGTACCCGGAGCGGGACTTGAACCCGCACAGCGCGAACGCCGAGGGATTTTAAATCGCGCGTTTTTAACAAAAAAATCAACTACAAAGGATTGATTTTCATAACTAAAGATTAAATTTCAGCCTATACTTTTCAAGTACTTACTAGTATATAGACAGCTTAATTATGAAGAAAGTGCTACTCGATTTACAGGATCTTGTCATAACAAAAGCTGTAAAGGTGTATGCCGTTCGCATACCTCTGCGATGATTAATAATAAATGTTCTAATTCTAGTCATTTCCCTTCAACAAATTCACTACTCTCCTTTTTCTCTTTCAAAGACATTGCTAACTGTTAGCCGTAGGAAAAACTGGTATTTCACCCCCTCCATTTCTAAATAATTTATATGAGATTGGAGGGGGGGTTAATAGAATTATTTAATTATCGCATTTTTATATTATACCAATTATAATTTCAAACCTCTAATCCCTCTGTAATAAAATCAATTATATCGCTCCAAAAATCTGGATTCTCCTCATTAAAAACATCAATCATACCAGCGCGTATAAATATTTCAGAAGCAAAATCAAGTTTATTACTCAAATTAGAGAAATACAAATGATGATCGCATGCTGAATTAACCACGCTTGCAATTTCTTGATTTATTCGGTCTACAGTGAATCTTGTCAGCAGACATCGTTGCCTTAGGATAGATACAAGTCTATCTTTATTGTTAGCAATAAAATTAAACACAATCGCGTCAGGGTAAGTATCACCCAAAAATTTAGCATTTTCCGGTAAGTCACCAACACCTGGACGACCTTGTATATCACCGTCTATTAATGCTATTGATGGACTAGTTATCGTAGGGTTCTGATTATGGTAATGGCTAACCTTAATTACATTAGGATAGCCACCAGCTGTATAAACTTTAACCGTAGAAGCAATGCGGGGAGCATAACGCCCAATAGCATTTTCTACCCATTCTTTAGCAAAATCATCTTCAACGTAAATTACTTTAGAGTTAATCTGCTGCCCCGTGATTGCCCGTAAACTTTCGATGCTCAGTTTTCCGTTCCAAGCTTTTTTATTAATTGAAGCCCATACTGCTTCTGGTGAAAGTTCATTTACAGCATCCTGAGAATGTGTAGTAAATACGATCTGAAGCTTTTTCCTTTTAGAGACGTTCTGTAAATAATGTACAAATAATCTAACCGCAACTGGATGCAAACCATTTTCCAGTTCTTCAATCAAAACTAAAGAATTGTCCTTTGAGTTTTCTATGCGATCAATAGTTTCAATTATCGATGCTTCTCCTGCACCAAAATGAAATTGTGAATAACTAATAGCACCGTTTGCTATACCCACATACATTTTAGTTGATGGGTCAGATCGTTTTACAATTGCTTTATAATGCGTGATATCTTTATCGAGAACCGCTGTTGCGTATTTAATAGTGTCAGCATTTAGAGGTAATTCGTTAAAATCATCTCTATTTCCAGCCAAGAATTGCTTGAATTTTGAAAGTTCACCCGCAGGTACTGTTCTCTGAATTTCTATATAAAGAACCTCTCTTTCCGGAAAGCTTTCTCGCCTCCATTTAGATTGTTTAAATTTTGCAGTTCTAGTTATATTCCTATCTGGCACTGTATCTTTGTCAGTAATTTCTAACTCTATTTCCCATTCACTCATAGATTCATCGCCGAAAAATGATTTTGGGAAAAACTTTCCAGGCTTTACTGTTTTATATGCTAATGCCACGGCACCAAGTATCGTAGATTTACCGCCTCCATTAGTACCTATTAAAGCTGTTACCGGAGTTTTAAAATCTATAACTTCTTCGCTAAAACCTCTAACATTTCTTAACGTAATTCTTTTAACATACTTTCTAAATTTATTATCTCTTACTTTGTCCATCTCATCTTTAAGTTCACTTGGTGATGGCCGCATTGTATTCTCCATTTCCTGTGTGCATGTATAAGAAGCAATAGTATTTGACTGCCTTTGAGATCTTAACAAAAAGAGTTAAAACTTCAATTATTTCAAGCAACAAGCTTTTCCCTGATACTTTACTATCGGGCTAGCCATCATTTTTGGTAGTTTCTGCCTCTTTAGGCCTTCATGCCCACACATAACTTTAGCTTTTTATTTAAATAGGACACTCGTCATCAATTCGACTGGTACGATTGATGACGAATGTCACCACCCCGACAACTGTAACATCATCCAGGGCCTCACCTTCCAAAGCTTCACCCTCCCGAGTGATGAAAGCCTTCCCCATAATTTTGGCAAAATCTGTACCGCCACCATGTTGGATTAGTACGGTATCCCCCTGCTTTGGTTTAACGGCGAAATCAACCACGGCATATCCGGTTTCTGTTTGTACGATCCGAGTATTAGGGCCGGTACTGCAGAGTTTATCGACGGTTAGGCGTTGCCGTAGGCACATAGCTGCATAGTCATTGCTTCACGAAACTCAAGAGCGGTCATGAAGTTGTTGGGACGGAATCTCAGCAGTTTCGCAAGGGGGTGACTGTTGTCCACTTTCGTGCGTTGATCATTTTTGGTCTGATAAACATCGAGTGGTAAAGATGCTGTTACGGTGGAGATTAGCCTGATACAGGCCCATACCGTACTGATTTGCATATAACGCTCATCAGTCACAACAGAATCACCAACCACACCGTGCGCTGACGTGCCATCCATCTGCGAGCCCTTATCGGGTGTCACCAGGCGGCCGCCGCTAAGGATAGAGGCCATGCGCGCCCAGAATGACGATCGCGTCCGCAGGTCAATGCTGTAATCGGTATCTACCATTTTTACACGCTCAAAAAGTTGTAAATGAAATCATTAACGTCACCCTACTCCTCTACCTCATCACTGGTCTGCGCGCCGATAGACATCGCCAGCGCTACCATGCCGTCGATACGTCCGCTCGACTTACCTTTCACAAACTTACGGTTACCGGCAGGGTCAGTGATTACCGTGGCGTTTTTGGCGCACATTTCGAGGATCGGATGATTGCCGTGCTTCAGCAGCGCACCGAGCAGTTTGGCTTCCAGCTCCCTGAGCGCAGGCGACATGGAAACAAACCCCTGACCGAACTCTACGAATCGTTCGAGCTCCACATCTGTGAAACCAGCATCGATGAGATGCGGGCGAAGAAAGCGCATGTTTTAGCGGTCAAACACCAGCGCCCTGACGTTACAGAGATCAAAAACGCGCCGCAGCTCACTGGCGATAAATCCATACTCGATAGCCTTACCAGGTGTCGTGTTTAGCCAGCCCTGCTTCGCCCATATGTCATAAGGCACACGATCGTTACGCGCTTTATCTGCCAGCCCTTCCTCTGGTAGCCAGAACTTACAGTGCACATCGCCCTGTGTTGTGTTCAGCACCAGCGCGGTCAGGTCTGACACGCTGGAAAGATCGAGCCCGCCCCAGACGGTAGCCCCCGCAAGTTCGCCGGGTTCCTCCTTGTTCATATGCCAGACACTCTGGCAAACTAAGGGGCTTTTCGCTTCAACCCTGCGGTTTAACATAAGGTTCTCAAACTCTGCCTGGCGAGACGGCAGGCGTTTCGCACTGGCGGCCATATCCAGCACTGCTTTCTGGTTCATGAACACATCGAAGGCCGGGTTTGCCAGCCTGATAGCCTCAACAGAGAAAGGATCGATATCTTCCGGCGCGGTCTGAAGCCGGACCACCGTCCGGGGATCGGCTCCGGTCAGTCCATCTTCAATCAGCAGGCTAAGCAGGTCGCTCGCATCAGGAGCCTGGGTGCTGATGATTATCGAAATAGGGTTATCCTGTGCAGCGGTGGCGGTTTCCAGCGCTTCATAAAGCGGGTCTCGCGGCCCACGCACCTGGCCCAGTTCGTCGTGTGCGACAAATCGCGGCGAGAACCCGTAGGCCGTGGTAGCTTCAGCACTCAGTGCGCGGTAATAAGAACCCAGCTCGGGGCAGTGGATTTCTTTAGCTGAATCCTTGATCGCAACGTACTGCATTAGTACCGGGCTCATCCGGCACATCTTCGAGGCCAGGTTAAACAGAATGGCCGCCTGGTCGCGTGAGCGTGCCGCAGAATACAGCTGCGAGTTCGGTGCAGCCTCGGGCCCTACCAGGTAGAGCAGCATCAGCATGGCGGTTTCCACGGTTTTGGCGTTTTTTCGCCCGCGACTGATGATCGCGCGACGTGTACCATGCTTGTTGTCAAAAATGGCTCTGAAGTCATCCTTCATGAACTCAGCCATTTTCAGAGGCTGGCCAACAAACTTACCTTCGGGAATATAAATATTTCTTTCGCACCAGAGGATATTCCTCTCGGCTCTTGTCAGATTTTTTTTAGCCATCGAAGAGCCTTATTCAATTTCCCAGGTTTTTTTCTCCCGCGGCAGATTTTTGTTGGCGCGTCCTACTGTTTTAGGATCAGCAGTCGCCTGCCGGGTGATACGCAGTCGCGTTGCCAGTGAAGACGCAGACCGTACTTCACGTTCGCGCATCGTGAGCAATTTATCGTAGCGCTTCAGCCCATCATCCCGAGCCAGCCACTCCAGCTCAAACTCCTCGATCTGAGTGGTTAACAGTCTCGCCTGCACCACATGCCGACAGTACATTTCCATCATGTCGCGATGTGTTTCAGTAAATGAGCTGGCCGGGTTGTCGTTAACCAGTCTGATCCAGACGTTTATCTCTGGATCGCTAAGATGTAACGAGGGTTGCAGCCTGCTTTCAGCCAGAGCCGGAAGCGACACAGCCGTCGTCGCGGCAAGAGATTTTCTGCCTCGCTGTGCCATCGCTTTTTTCCTTTTTTTCTGGACGTTTTTGAAAAGAAAACTGGGGGCGCGGTCTTTTTACGATTGCCGCCATAGTTTTACCCCTCCCCCCCATCCTGTCGGGCTGATAATGAGAAAAGCTATCATTTCTCGATGATCCGCAGGTTTTCACGGGGAGGACTGGGTAACACCAGGCGCTCACCGACACCGACAGACATTGTCAGGATGATCGTTGGTAGCGTCTCTTTTGCTGTATGACTGAAGGATATGGCGGATGCAGAAAGAAAGCTCACACCATCAATGCTCAGCTCCACCAGTTTGCATCCTTGATCTTACCCAGCAATCGTGGACACGCGACTAAGTGAGTAAACTCTCAACCAGAGGTGACTCACATGACAAAACCAACATCAACCACCATAAAGCCACGCAAGCAGCACACTCCTGAATTTCGTCAGGAAGCCCTGAAACTGGCTGAACGCATTGGGGTGGCAGCCGCCGCCCGCGAACTTAACCTGTATGAATCACAGCTCTACAACTGGCGAAGCAAACAGCAAAATCAGCTCTCTTCTTCTGAACGCGAGCAGGAGATGTCCGCTGAGATCGCCCGTCTTAAACGTCAACTGGCAGAACGGGATGAGGAACTGGCCATTCTCCAAAAGGCCGCGACATACTTCGCGAAGCGCCTGAAATGAAGTATGTCTTCATCGAAAAACATCAGACTGAGTTCAGTATCAAAGCCATGTGCCGTGTACTTCAGGTTACCCGTAGTGGCTGGTACATCTGGCATCAGCGTCGTTATCAGGTAAACCGGCGTCAGCAGTTCCGCCTTGTCTGTGATAACGTCGTCCGGGAAGCATTCAGTGACGCAAAACAATGCTATGGCGCGCCACGCCTGACGGATGAGCTTCGTGCCCAGGGTTACCGGTTCAACGTGAAAACCGTGGCTACCAGCCTGCGTCGTCAGGGGCCACGGGCGAAAGCTTCACGAAAGTTCAGTCCGGTCAGTTACCGCGAACATGGTCTGCCAGTCTCAGAGAATCTACTGAAGCAGGACTTTTACGCCAGCGGCCCGAATCAGAAGTGGGTGGGTGACATCACGTATCTTCGCACTGGTGAAGGCTGGCTTTATCTGGCCGTGGTTATCGATCTGTGGTCGCGGTCAGTCATTGGCTGGTCGATGTCCTCACGGATGACAGCACAGCTTGCCTGCGATGCGTTACAGATGGCGCTGTGGCGGCGTAAACGTCCGGGAAACGTCATCCTGCATACAGACAGAGGCGGTCAGTACTGTTCAACGAATTACCAGAGCTTACTGAAACGCCATAATCTGCGGGGGAGTATGAGCGCCATAGGTTGTTGTTACGACAATGCCTGTGCGGAAAGCTTCTTCCATACGCTAAAGGTGGAATGTATCCACGGAGAGGACTTTGTCAGCCGGGAAATCATGCGGACAGCAGTGTTTAATTATATTGAGTGTGATTACAATCGGTGCGTTGTCACAGTGCCTGTGGCGGTCTCAGTCCGGAACAATTTGAAAACCAGAACCTCGCTTAGGGTTGTGTCCATTTTACGCGGGTAGGATCACTTGTCGCGTATCTGACCTCCAGGGCAATCTGTACGAGAAACAGGCAATATCAGGGCATAAGAACGTTGAGCAAACTGCCCGGTATGACAGAAAAATTGCGGTAGTTCCGGTTGTAGATGGACAGGTGGAAAGGAAAAATATTATGAAGTGATATTATGAAATGGGTGGTTTTGGAACAAAAAAACCACCCGTAGGTGGTTTCACGACACTGCTTATTGCTTTGATTATTCTGTATTTCCCAATGGTACCCGGAGCGGGACTTGAACCCG